TAAATACACTGTACCAAATAAAGGTGCAGATCCTGTGCCTATTAAATCCTTCTTGCAATCACCGTTAGATCCCGATAAAGCTATAAATGAAATAGTAAATTGTCTTGAGAACTATATGTTTGATATAATATTTCAAGCAGTAAATGATGAAATGCATAAGTATACTGTATTTCAAGAACAAACTTATCTAACTGATGAAGGCATGGATATATTTGAAGATCAATGGTTCGAGTTTTATCATGAGCATCACGGTGAAATTCTAGGTAGAATAATGAAAACTCTCACAAACTAAATACGAACACTTAAAGATAATATAAATATGTTATACGATAAATTAAAACCACATATCAAAGATAAGTTGAAAGAAAATGCTAAAGAGTATAAATCTGTCAACTGGCTATTTGATAAACTAAAACAAAAAGACAATTATTCTGAATTAACTATTGACGACATAAGATCTCTCTGTACATTTGGCGATGTATGGTATCACGATCTTACTCAGTCACAGATTATATGGGGTGAATGGCTAATAAATAAATAAATATGAAAGAAGAAAAACTAGCAATTGATACATTAAATGCACTAGGTGTTAAAGATGTAACTACTAATAGACAAAAAAACAACGGTACAACTATGTTTGAATTACCAACAGGTGGCACTATAGCTGAATTTAAGTCAGGTTATATCAGAAAATACTTAATGGCTACAAATCCAGTATCAAATCACAAGTACCACACTTGTTATCAGCTAAATCCAACTTATAAAACAAAATGGAAAGCTGTTAACTCTTTTGGCATGCTTGTAGAGTCAGATACTAAGGCAAGAATGCTTATATATTCAAGAGCTGAAAGACTAAAAAGACTTGTGCTATACACAATAAAACAAATTAACAAGTCAAATGGATAAAAAAGAAAAAGAACAATTCACTGATACAGTGTGGTTTGTAGTGTCCCTTCTCGCCGTAGGGGCACTCAGCTTACTAGCAATTAACGGCGTATTTTTAAAATAAATTAAAATTAACTAACATGGAAACAAAAGAACCAACACAAGAAAAAATAATAGATGCTGTAAAAAAATACCACGGCATAAAAATAGATGAAAATGCTTATGGCAACGCAGATATATATGCATACGAAGAAACAACTGTAGATGGCTATTCTTTATGGGTAGTAACTAATGACATGAAAAGTATTTGTATATCAGAAGATGTATATTATTATGACTCCGACGTAGCTGAAGCTATTATGGAAATGGTACATTATTCTAATGGCCACTGCGTAATATATGCAGATCAATACTTCTTAGATGATATATACTTTGATGATGTACTGCTAGAAGAATTTCAAGAAATAGCAGACAAGATATATGACGAAATTATGAATGAAGACAGTGATTACAACTTTGACATGGCAGAATTAGCATGGTTAAAGGAAGAATTTACTGAATCAGAAGAGATTAATCAGACTGTTAGTTAGTTAATAGTAGTTTAGTTTCCACGATAGTTACTGAATAGGCCCGACCAGCAGGTAACGAAAGTAACATTAGCTCGTACTCAAAAGGTACGGGCTTTTCGTGGTATGAATAATATAGGAATAATGCAAGCGTTTATGTTACTAGGTGACTTAGACACTAAACAAGAAGATAAGCTAAAAGACAAAGCTATAGCTTATAAAGAAAGAATAGTTTTCTCTACAATGAGAGCTAGTATACCAGATTGGCAACCACCAAGCGATTGGAATAGTTTAACTAATAAAGAAAAACTAAACAGACTTGATAAACTACAATCAGTATAACACAAACTAAATACGATTACTAACAGATAATATTAATATGAAAGAAAACGAAATAGAAAAATTAGCTCAACTATTATTTGATAAAATAATGGAAAAGCAAGAAGGCGCAGACGTAGAATATGCTGAACAAATACAAAAACTAGTAAGTCAAGGCTACACAATATCTGATATTACAAGCAATAAACAAGACGAACTAGGCTTAAATCAAGAAGAAAGACTTGTAGGCGAACTAGCTAGACTGCAGACTATTATGATGATCTTTGAAGATAGAGAAGAATACGAAAAAGCAGCAATGATACAAAAGAAAATAGAAGTAATAAATTTTAAATTAAATCATGGAAGTGGAAAATATTAAAGCTATGCTAGCGCATAAATACAATGAAGATAAAGCAGATTACCCTGCGTTTATACAACCAAAACTAGATGGCGTACGTTGTCTATTTACTGCCAAAGGCGCGTTCTCTCGTGCTAACAACCAGTTTATGAATGTAGAACACATTGAACAAGCTCTAAAGCCTTTCTTTGCAAAAAACCCTACAACTGTGCTTGATGGCGAGCTATACAACCACGGACTAAAAGATGACTTCGAGAAGATTATATCTCTTGTTAAAAAGAGAAAACCAACAGATGCTGACAGAGCTGAAGCTGCAGAACTAGTACAATATCACATGTACGATGTAGCAAGTCTAAAAATGGCTACTTATGTAGACAGAAACTTGTTCTTACTAGCTGAGCCATCATTTAAAAACAGTTCAATACTAGATGTAACATCTACTAGATTAGCAACTGACTTTGATGATGCACAAAGATTTCATGCTAAAAACCTTAAACTAGGTTATGAAGGCTCTATATACAGAACACCATCAGGCAAGTACAAAGGTACAAGATCATGGGATCTTATGAAGTTTAAAGACTTTCACGATGCAGAAGCTACAATTATAGGCTACGATGAAGGTAAAGGCAAGCGTGCAGGTACACTAGGTAAGTTTATTATGCAAGATTATGAAGGAAACAAATTCGGTTGTCCTCCAGGTAAAGGCTATAATTACAAAGACTTAGCTAATATGCTAGAAAATATACACGACTACATCGGTCAGTATGCTACATTTACATACTTCGAGCGAACTAAAGCAGGTAGTTACAGACATCCACATTACAAAGCAATACGTAATTATGAATAATTGTAACTACTCAGGTCTTGCCTCTACTGAATCGTGGGGCAAGCCTACATGCGAAATGTGTAATAAAATTATGAACCAAGAAGACCACGATTTCTGCGATATATGCGGTGATTGTTTAGAAGAAGACTTATGAGAAGACTAATATATGATATGTTCTATGCTGATGAGATCAGCGAAGACGTAGCTTACAAACTAATTGATAAGCTAAATAAAATAAGAGATAAAACCCGGTACAGCTGGGAAAAATAAAACAAGCTCGCACTCACAAGGTGCGGGCATTTGTAGGTATGATAGAGAAATTTATGAAAAAAAGACGATGTTTATCTCATAAAAGATATGTATCGCATAGAATGCAAGAATTGCAAAATGAAATATTCCAAGAAGCAATGGATACTGGTCTTGTAAACTTAGAAAAAAGAAAACAATTATTAAAATATAAAAACCATTTAAAATTTTTATGAAAAATTCAGACTGGATATTAAGAAAAAGCCAAGAATGGCTTGATGAAGAAATAAACTCAAGAGGTTTAAAAAATGAACATGAGTTATACCTAGCTACGTTATATGGGGTGACACATAGTACTAAAGATATAAAGTAAGGGGCAAATGTCACACCGTAATTTAACATATTTAAATAATAATAGAATAATATATCGAAGATACTCTTCAGATATACCTACATCGAGCCATAGCTGGGGTTGGTATTATGCTGAAGGCACTCACGGGTATTATGCTTTGTTTAATAATAAAGCTAAAATAAACACTATTAGATCTTTAAAATGGCATTTACTTACGTTGTGGTATTTAAATCCTGAACTTGATAAAACTAAATTTACACAACTAGCTGAGTATATTATATACAAAGAGAACGGATTTGTTACTTTTAACATAGGTAGTAAATTAATAAAGCAAGTTATTGAAGATGTATTTAAACAAGATCTTGATACACCAACTAAAAACAGACTACGTAAAGTAGTTTTTAAAGATTCTTCTGGATTGACAACTATTGATAAATTAAAAATAGTAGGAAAAATAATTGGTCAAGCTAAAGGAATTAAACAAGATGACTTGTATGAAGCAATGCTTTACATACATGAGCATGATATAATAACTATAAATAAAATAGCAGATGCATTAAAATGTACTAAAAGAACTATTTATAGACACATGAGTGAAGAACTTAAAGAAGAAAAAAAATTATTAAATTTAGAATATGAAAAAAATAATAATTAGTGTTTTTGCATTATTAACATTAACATCTAGCAACATGGGTGATTGGGCTACTATTCATTGCCAACCTGACCTTAATAAATGTATACAAAATTTAAATCATTTAGAACTATGGTTAGAGATAGATCATGATGCTGGATTAATAAGTGATAATATTTACGAAGCATACAAACTAGTAGCAGAGAATACTAGTAGGAGCATAGAAATGGTTTTAAATCCTAAAAGCTGTGCTTGTAATTTAAATTCAACAGAAAAACCTTTATTAGATACTAGAGGCGAAAAACCAATTTGGAAATGAAAAAGTATAATGTAAAAAACTATATAAGATATAAAGAAGATGTTAAAGTATCTATAGCTAATATAAAACAAAAAAGATTTGTAGATTATAAACCTGAAGAACTTAAAATAATATTTTTACCTTTAGTAGAAAATATATCTAGAAAATTTGCTACATCACAAGAAGCGTCAGGTGTCATGTCTATAAATGATATAATACAAGAAGGAAGCTTGCAGTTATGTAAAGCTGTTGATAAAATAGATAGAACAAGATTATTTGAATCTGAAGACATTGAAAAAACTTTAAAATCTTTTTTAGCTAAAAGAATAAGAGGAGGCATACGTAGAGCTATTGATATAAATAGAGGCACAATGCGTATACCTGAGCACAAGTTAAATGAGATGAGAAAAAGTAAAGATGAAAAAATGGTAGCTATGTTTTTTAATAGTATATTTTTAAGTATAGATGCTAACCAAAATGATGAAAATATGGTTTATCAAATACCTGATAAATCAGACCCTTACAATGAAGTGCTGTTAAATAGCTATATAATTAGTTTATTAAATAAACATTTAACCTCTGATGAAGCTCTTGTTTTAAATAAAAGTTATGGTCTTGATGGAAAAAAGTGGTCTGCTAACGATATAGCTGCAGCTTTAGAAATAAAAGGTGTATCTGCATACGTGAGAGTATCAGAGCTTAAAAAGCAAGCAGTACAAAAACTTATAGATAACGTAGATCACTCGCAAGTGCTTGACTATCTGTAAAATACAATATAAACCTGTAATTATATATATATGACAATAAACCAAAAATTAACCAAAATTCAAACAGAGTTTAAATCAAAGAAATCAAGATTTAACTCTTTCGGCAAGTACTATTTCAGGTCTGCTGAAGACATCCTAGAAGCTACAAAACCCTTTTTAAAGGAGTTAGACGTTGCAGTAACGATCAATGAAGAATTAATATCTTTTGATCCTGCTGTACTCAAAGTAACAGCTAGAATTATGAACGGTACTGAAGAGTCAGGCACTGGTAATCATAAGTCTGTTACGGCTGTAGCTATTGTAGGTGTTGATCTAGATCAGAAAGGTATGCAAATGCCACAACGCTACGGTGCAGCAAGTTCTTACGGTAAGAAATATGCACTAGGTAATCTGTTCTTGATTGATGATACTCAAGACTCAGATGCAACTAATAGCCACGGTAAAAAACAAACAATCACTCAAGCGGCTATATCAACAGCTCAATTAATTAAAGCTAAGGAGTATGTTAAAAGCGGTGGCCAATTAAATGCTATAAAATCTAAATATAAATTAACAAAAGAGCAAGAACAAGAGTTAGCTACATTATGAAAGATAAAAAAGAAATACTAGAGAAGCTGAAAAACGATGAGCATTACTATGGTGAGTTTGGCAGAAACTTTATATCTAATTCAGATATAAGAACATTGATGACAAATCCACTTGATTTTAAAAAGCCATCTGAACAGTTTCCTCATTTTCTTATCGGAGGCTACTTCCACACTGCTATTCTTGAACCAGACAAGATCAAGAATTTTAAGATTGTGGAAGCTACCTCGCGTAATACTAAAGTTTACAAAGAGATAACAAACGGAGAAGTTTGTTTACTACAACATGAGGTTGATAAGGTCGAAGCGTTAGTTGAGAAGATGATGAACAATAAAGTTTGTCGTGATCTTATACACGCTGAAGGCAATGAGTTTGAAGTTCCTGGTGTCTGTGAATTAGCAGGCAACTGGTGGAAAGGTAAAGCTGATATTGTCAACCACAGTGAAAAATTAGTTATTGATTTAAAGACTACTGCAGACTTAGAAAAGTTTCATTGGTCAGCTAAGAAATACAATTATGATTCACAAGCTTTTGTATATAAGAACTTATTTGGCTATGATATGTTATTCATGGCTATAGATAAGAACACAGGACAAATCGGTATATATGATTGCTCAGATAACTTTTACAAAACAGGTTTTGAAAAGGTTGAAAAAGCATCTGAAATATATGATCTGTTCTTTAACAACAAGGATTTCGATCCTAATAATTACTTTATAAATCAAACCCTATAATATGGCAGGAATAATAAAAGCAAGTATCAATTTAAATGCAATTGATAAATCAAAAATAATCGAAGGCAAGAAAGGTAAATACCTACCTATTACGATTACAGTGAATGATGAACCAGATCAGTTTGGTAATCAAGGACCTGTTATAATAGACCAGTCTAAAGAAGAAAGAGAAGCAAAAGTAGCTAAGACTTATCTTGGCAACTGTAAGGTAGTATGGACAAACGGTGTTTTTCCAGACAAAATACCTTACGAAGGCGGTGGGCAAGCTCCAGCACCTAAAGCACAACCAAAGGTAGAATCGGATCTACCATTTTAATTAAATCAAATAAATGCAAGTCGAAGATAAAGAAATAAACGGATTCTTAATTGAGTCTTTTAATCAGCACGGCTTAGAAGTAGGGAAAACGCAGGGGATTTGTCCCCTGTGTTCTATTGATAGGAAACCTGAGAACAAGAAAGCTAAATGCTCTTCTTATGATTGGGAGCGTGGGATCGGTACTTGCCATAACTGTGACAAATCTTTTCAACTACATACATTTAAACGTAAAGGTAAAGCTGAACGTGATTATGTAGTACCTGAAAAAACTACTGTTGGAAACTTAGACAATAAGATTATAGAGTGGTTTAAAACAAGAGGTATATCTGAACAAACACTAAAAGATGTTGAAGTAAGTGTTGGAAAAGAGTTTATGCCACAGACCGGTAAACCCGAGAATACTATTCAATTTAATTATTTCGTAGGTGGAATACTTACAAATGTTAAATACAGAGATGGACGTAAAAACTTTAAGCTATATAAAGGAGCAGAAAAAGTATTTTACAATATAGATAACACTGTAGGACATGATACATGTGTTATAGTTGAAGGCGAAATGGATGTATTAGCTTTGCATGAAGCAGGTATAACAAACGCTATATCAGTTCCAAATGGTGCTACATTAAATAGTAACAACTTAGATTACTTAGATAATTGTATTGATTACTTTGATGACAAAGAAAAGATAATCATTGCGGTAGATAATGATCCACCAGGCTTAGCTTTGCAGTCAGAGCTTGTAAGACGTCTTGGTGCTGAGGTTTGTTATCTAGCAACATTTGATGACTGTAAAGATGCTAATGAATATCTAATGAAATACAGTGCATCAGAGCTCAAGTCCAGGGTTTTAGATGCAAGACCTGTACCATTAGAAAACGTCACAACATTTAAAGACATTGAAGATGAAGTTACAGACTTTGTTCGTAATGGTTTTAAACGTGGCTTTCAAATTGGTTTACCTAACTTTGATAACATCTTTTCTACGTATACTAAACAGTTTATAACTGTTACAGGTATACCTAGTTCAGGTAAGTCAGACTTTGTAGATCAAATGGTTGTAGGTTATAACAAAGAGTATGAATGGAAGACAGCGTTTGCATCTCCTGAAAATGCTCCTACGTTTTTACATGCACATAAGCTTATGCGTAAGGTCTGGGGTGATATGCCTAACAAAGGCGATATTGGCGGAGACAAATGGAATAAGGTAGCTGATCATGTTAATAAAAACTTTTTCTTTATTGATATGGAACGTTATACTCTTGAATCTGTCTTGCGCAAAGGTGCTGAGCTAGTTAAACGTAAAGGTATTAAATGTTTAGTTATTGATCCATATAACAAGGTGAGAGATGTTGACTGTAATACAGAAGACGTTAACCGATATACAATGGAATACTTAACTAAGATTGAAACTTTTGCTAAAAAGTATGATGTGTTAGTATTTATAGTTGCACATCCTACTAAGATGTACAAGACGCAAGATGGTAAGATTGAAGAGCCAACGATGTATAATATAAAAGGTGGTGGTGAATGGTATGATGCTAGTTACCATGGTCTACTTGTTCATCGTGACTACGATGCTAAAACAACTAAAGTTAAAGTGCTTAAATGTAAGTTTCAAAACTTAGGTGAAAACGGTGCTGAAGCTTATTTTACTTGGGAACCTAGATCAGGCTGCTTTGTACCTCACGAAACACCTGACCTTGATGAAGCAATGCCCTGGGAATGATAAAGAAAGTTGAATGGAAACCACCTATGTGGAATAAAGAACTTAGAAAGATCTACTCATGGTGCTTAAAGCACGGAATAAAAATATACCCTATAGCTGCGGCTAAAGGAGAAAAAAATAAAAACTGTTATATAGAAGTAAGTGTAAATGGTAAGACAACTTTATCACCTAAGCATTACGGTGTTAGTGAGCTATGGCCTAAAATATTTGAGCTATACAAGTTTTACTATGACAAACATACAAACTAAATACGATACAATTCGGATAATAAATATATGAGAGAATATAAATTTAAAAATGCTAGTGAAGCTTTTGATTTTTATTATGGTACAATACCATATGAAGGTAAAAACTTTAGCGGTACTAAAGCTATGTTTAACCAAGGCTTTACTATACTAAACCCAGTTGATCGCATAATAACTAATGAAGCTAGAAACTTCAATATTGAATATGCAGAAGCTGAATGGCAGTGGTATTTGTCAGGTGATAGATCAACAGCTAAGCTTGGTGAAATATATGGTAAAATACCTAAGATATGGCAAGATATGTCTGATGGCAACGGTAATGTTAATTCTAATTACGGTTACCAATGGGAAAGAGGTTATCAACTAGATAAAGTTGTGGCTCAATTAAAAGACAACCCTGAGACAAGGCAAGCTGCAATATCTATTTACGATGGTAAAGAAATAAGTAAATACAGACATGATACACCTTGTACTTACGCTGTACAGTTTACAGTTGTAGATAATAAGCTTGATATGTGTGTTACGATGCGTTCTAACGATCTTTGGTTCGGTTTCTGTAATGATCAATATCAATTCAGCAAACTACAAGAGATGGTCTCAGAACGTACAGGATATGACGTAGGTATATATTATCATTTTGCACATAATCTACACATTTACAATGATCAATTACCTGAAAGAAACACACTAACAGAAAGAGCTAGAATATATGGATAAAATTAATTATTATTTATACCATATACCGGGTAAAAAAATAGGTGTTACACGTGATCTTATATCTAGAGTCGTAGACCAACAAGGTTACAGCTTAGACGAAGTAGAAGTTCTAGAACAAAGTACAGATATAGATTATATATCTGACCGCGAGTTAGAACTTCAACAGTCTTACGGTTATCGAGTTGACAGACAAAAATATAAAGATCTATATATTAATAAAATAAAATCTAATACAATGCACATAAACGCGACAGAGCAGACTTCTACGTTTCCTGTACCAATTACCAAGCTAAAAGGCAGGTTAATGGACAACATGAGTAAAACGTGGGAAACAACACACGGCACATTTGAAATCAATATGCAAACTATTGAATGGATAATGGAGAACGTAACAACATCTCAATACACGATGGAGAGATGTTATATATATAATAAAGCATTTGCTAAGTACTTTCAAATTGAAGATCATGTTGAAGCAGCTAAATCATTTCCATTTGGTAAAGATGCTTATCAATCTTATTTAGATACTTTAACAACAAGATCTAATGGTACTTTAAACTACATGGAAACTGACAACAGGTTTCAGTTGATAAGAGACTGGGCTGGTGAAAGAGGTTTATACACTAAAGGTGACAAGAAAACACAGTTCTGTAAGCTAATGGAAGAAGCTGGCGAACTAGGTCGAGCCGTACTTAAAGACGACCAGCCTGAATTTGTAGATGCTATTGGTGATATGGTAGTTGTACTAACCAACATGGCTCATCTTGGCGGCACAACAATTGAAGAGTGTATTGATGCAGCATACAAGGTTATATCTAAAAGAACTGGTAAAATGGTTAACGGAACATTTGTTAAAGATGAAAAGTAAGACTATATTATTCAGAGATCCTGTTGTAGAAAGAGTCTGCAATAAGTTCGTTACAAGATCAGATGTTGGCTATGCTAAGTATGGTAGAACATTACACGAAGAAAGAACTGGTGGACATAAAGATTTAGCTGGTTATCTTAATGATGTTCAAGAAGAACTAATGGATGCTATACTTTATATTCAAACTGCACGTGAAGAGTTGGTTGAAAATCAAGATCTAAGACACACTATAGATGAAGCTAATAAAGCTAGTTTTAGACCACCACATCCTTCTGATGCATCATCTGCACAACTAGACTGGAACGATGCGATCTCGCCGGTATAAAAAGAAAGGACCTGTACAGTCTAAAAAAGTAACATACGATGGTATTACTTTTCAGTCAGGTCTTGAAAAATATATGTATTTAGCTTTGAAAATAGCTAATATAGATGCTAAGTATGAAGGGACAACTTACGAGTTGATCCCTTCTTTCAACTATGATCAATCAGTTTATGAAAGACAATCTAACGGCAAAGGAGAATACAAAGATAGAGGTAAAAAAAAGATACTTAATATTAAATATACTCCTGACTTTGTTGGATCTAATTTTATTATTGAATGTAAAGGAAGAGCTAATGAAACTTTCCCAATACGTTGGAAGTTATTTAAAATGTACTTATACCATACTAGATCAGAAGTTACGTTATATAAACCACAAAATCAAAAGGAATGCGACGAAACCGTGAGCTTAATTCTTGGGAAAAGAAAGACTTAGCAAGAAAAAAATATGCCGAGCGTCAATTACAAAAGTACATAGACTGGAGTATTGAATCTAAAGGTTATTTAAAATATAAAGATTTAATTAAATATTCAGAAAAATATGGCCAAACTGACATTATCACCGTATCAAGAAAAGAAAAGAGTTAAAAGAAAAGGAGTGCATAGTAAATGTAAAACCTCCAGATCAATAGGAAGTAAATTATATAAAAAGAAATATAAAGGACAAGGAAGATGAAAGAAAGTACTTTGCTAGAGATGCAAAACAAAATTAAAGCTATAACAAATGTGTTGCAGCAATTAATAAACGAACAAACGCACTTAAGAGATTTAAGTGTAGGTACATTAGAAGCTTTAAAACTTATGCCAGGTTATGAAAAAGCGATAGAGTTTCTAAAAAAAGAAGTAACTAAAAAAGAAGATGAAGATGGAGCTATCGAACAAGATACTAAGTGATATAACTGTATATATGAAGTATGCTAAGTTTGTACCTGAGTTAAATCGTAGAGAAACTTGGAAAGAACTAGTTACGCGTAATAAAAATATGCATATCAAAAAATACCCTAAATTACACAATGAAATTGATGAAGCTTACAAAAGCGTATATAATAAAAAAGTTTTACCCTCTATGCGATCGTTACAATTCGGAGGTAAACCGATTGAGATCTCGCCTAATAGAGTTTATAATTGTGCTTATTTACCTGTTGATAGCATTGAATGTTTTCATGAGATAATGTTTTTGTTACTTGGTGGAACTGGCGTAGGTTACTCTGTGCAAAACCACCACGTGAAACAAATGCCGCCAGTTAATAAGCCTTATGCTAAAAGAACTAGAAGGTTTTTAATTGGTGATAGTATTGAAGGTTGGGCTGACGCAATTAAAGTTCTTATGAAGTCTTATATGGGCGATAAGAGATCATCTAGCGTTCATTTTGATTATTCTGATATTAGAGCTAAGGGAGCTCAGCTAGTTACATCAGGCGGCAAAGCACCAGGACCACAACCGTTAAAAGAGTGTATACTAAAAATTAAAGGTATATTCGATGCTAAAGATGATGGAACGCCATTAACTACTGTTGAAGCCCATGATATAGTTTGTCACATAGCAGATTCAGTTTTAGCAGGCGGTATACGTAGAGCTGCTTTAATTAGTTTGTTTTCTGCTGAAGATAACGAAATGATTGGCTGTAAATCAGGTAATTGGTGGGAAACAAATCCACAAAGAGGTAGAGCTAATAACTCGGCTGTTCTTATGAGACATAAAGTAACTAAAGGTTTTTTTATGGATCTTTGGAAACGTGTAGAGCTATCAGGATCAGGTGAACCTGGTATATATCTTAATAACGATAAAGACTGGGGCACAAACCCTTGTTGTGAAATAGCATTAAGACCTTTTCAGTTTTGTAACCTATGCGAGGTAAATGCTAGTGATATTGAATCACAAGAAGATTTTAACGATAGAGTTAGAAAAGCAAGCTTTATAGGTACACTACAAGCTGGTTACACTGACTTTCATTATTTAAGAGACGTATGGAGAGATACGACAGAGAAGGACGCCCTTATCGGTGTATCAATGACAGGAATCGCGAGTGCCGCTGTGCTGCCGTTGGATATGAAGGCCGCTGCAAGTATAGTAAAAAGAGAGAATACAAAGACAGCTAAAGCAATTGGTATTAATTCAGCTGCGAGATGCACAACTGTGAAGCCTGCTGGGACAACATCTCTGGCGTTAGGAACTTCATCTGGTATTCATGCATGGCATAATGATTATTATACGCGTAGAATCAGAGTTGGCAAAAATGAATCTATGTATAAGTATTTATCTGCTAATCATCCTGAGTTGGTTGAAGATGAGTTCTTTAGACCTCATGACACTGCAGTTATTAGTATACCACAAAAAGCACCTGCTAATGCAATACTTAGAGATGAGTCACCATTTGATTTACTTGAAAGAATAAAAAAAGTAGCTAATGAGTGGGTTAAACCTGGTCACAGAAAAGGCTCTAACACTCATAATGTTTCAGCTACTGTTAGTTTAAAGCAAACAGAGTGGGATCAAGCAGGTAAATGGATGTGGGAAAATAGAGATCATTACAATGGTTTATCTGTACTTCCTTATGATGGAGGTACATATACTCAAGCGCCATTTGAAGACATAAGTAAAGTACAATACGACATGGCTATGACTCACTTAAAAGATGTTGATCTTAGTAAAATTGTAGAAGTTGATGATGAAACTGACTTAGCTGGAGAATTAGCTTGTGTTGGTAGTTCATGTGAAATAACATGATAGCGTCAGCTGTATACGGATTTGTTGCTGCAGTACTAGTTATTGTAATAACATTTATGGTAGTAATGCTAACTAGTCGGTTTGAAAAAGCCGGCTATGGCATTATGTACGGAAGTTTATTTATTAAAATGGTAACTTTATCTGCATTTACTTTAGCTGTTAAACCTTACTTAGGCGATGCTATAATATATGCAACTATTGTTTTAATAAGTATAATGTTTTCTAATGTTTATCTTATAATAAAAATAAAACAATGAGAAAATTAGCAATAATAGGTGGTATAAGCCTAGCTAGCCTTGCAGCTGGCAATATGATACTACATAAACAAAAAATCAATTTAAATCCTAACACTTTAGCTATAGCTAGTGGAGGTTTTATAATTGCTTTTGGTATTACTTATAGATTCTAAAATTTAAATTATGTGTGAAAACTGTCCGGGCGGATTTTGCCCATGGTGTTAAATATAAAAAGGGGAAGTCGTAATGACCTCCCCTTTTTTGGTTACAGGAACTTTGGGTATGGTGCCCAGTTTTTTTTGTTCCCTATATTTGGATATTTTTAAAAACCTATTAATTGTTTTCTTATTTTATTTTTTTCTTTTTTGTTCTTAATAGCTTCTTTAATTTCTTCATCTGTCTTACCTTCTTTTTTCATCTTTTCTCTCATTTTTATTTCCCAAGGCTTATCAGAATCTAAAGGTTTAAAAACTTTATTTTTAGATTTTTGTAATTCTAATATTTTTTTAACTCTATCATCTTCGTTTTTAAGCTTATCTAACTCATACTTCTTTAGCTTGTATTGCTTTAATATACTTACTTGTTCCCAAGCATTATACTTGTTAGGCTCTTGTTCATATATCTTTTCCTGATCTACTAGTTTTTGCTTAGAGGTTTTTAACTGCCACTCAGGCCATCCACCTAGCATAGCTATTCTCTGCCACATATCGTTATCTTCATCCAAAGATCCTTGTATATTATTAAACTTGTTTAATACTCTATCTAAAGGAACGTTAGTAACTGCAGTTATAACTTTAGCACCAGCTTCGTAAGCAGGATTAGTTAAAGCAAATCCTTCAGTGGTCATCATCTTTCTTCTTTTCTTATTATCAAAATTCCAAGCAGCATTTTTTAATTTAGATATTTTAGAATATATAGGTGGTGACAACTTAGTAAATTCCCAAACAGAGTCAACATACTCAGGTCTTTTTCTATTAGACCTTTCATAAATATCTAATAAAAAGTTTTTACCTACAGAAACTGCAGCTCCGCCAATACCTAAACCTCTTAATGTAGAATCTAACATGCTGTTAAGAACACTAAAATATTTTTTACCTTTATCTTTTTGGTAAGCTTCTAACTCTTTGTCTGTCATTTCGTCTTCGTCATCTCCAAAACCTAAAGCAAAAGTAGCTTGTTGTAGCATATTAAATATTACGTTTTGTGCAACTCCGTAATATACTATTTTACTTATATTTGTTTTAGCATCTCCTCTACCGTTTATTAAATCTTGAATAGCTCTTTTCTGTATTCTAGCATACTGCATAGGGGTGTTTGCCCAAGCTAGTATTATTCTACCTAAGTCACTAGACTGTTGTGCAGATATTTTACTTGGATCAGATGACTGTTGCGATATTTCTGCTGTTTCTTGCCACTCTAGCATAGCTTGTTCTTCAGCTGCTTTTTGATCCATACCTTGCTTAACTAAATCATCAACTCTATTTCTATAAAAAGTAGCACCACCTGAAGCTATAGCAAAGCTATCAGCATATTGAGTTGGTAAATAACCTTTTTGTAGTATATAAGCTATTGCAGCTTTAGCTTTATTCTGGCTTGTTGCAGCAGCATCAGCTATTTCAGATTCTGATATATTAAGTCTTAAACCGTTACGTCTATCTCTAAGATAAGTAGAGTTCATTAACATAGTAAAATCTTTCCAATATTGTGGTTGATTAGCAAAAGCTTTACCAGCTTTTATAGGGTTATTAAAACTCCAATTCATAAAGTTAACTGCAGATATTGTTTGAAGAACAGCTGATCTAGTGTTAAAGAACATAACAGCTCCAACAGATCCATTTATATAATCTAAAACTTGATTGCTTAATCTATTACCCGTCTCCAATCTGTTTCTACCAGCTTTCATTCTAGCTAGTATATTTTCCATTGCCTCTCTATACTTTGTACCGTATAAAGCTTCTAACTTGTTTAAGTTTTCTTTAGAAAACATGGCATCAACGTTGTCGGTATATCCAGACTCAGCTAAAAACTTAGATCTTTTTTCTTTATTTATTATATCTATTAAATCTCCAGTAATACTACCAGCTAACCAACTCTCGCTAGGATCAGTATACTCTTCTTCTTTAGTCAAAGCTTGTAGTTGATCTGCAAAAAGTTTTAGTTTAGGATCATTTTCTATTGCATCTGATAATTCTTTTAAATCTGTATTAGATAAACCAGGAACTTTTTTACCAGACTTATTCCATAAGTAAACTCTAACAGCCTGTTCATTAGTAAATCCAGAATCATTTTTCTTTCTTAAATCTTTAGGAACATTAAGAGATTTTTTTAGTTGTCTAAAATCGTCCATCATATTTATTCTAGAAGCTCTTAAGCTTTCAATAGCTCTAGCATAAGGATCAAGTAAATTTTCTTTATACCAAGCCATTTGAGCGTCACCTTTAGGGCCTTTTGTCAATGTAGTATATAATAAACCGGTTAAATCCTCAGCTGAATAAGGTATAAAAAATTTAAATCTACCTTTACCCGCTCCAATTGTTCTAGCTTTTGCAGGAGAATACTCTTTATAAAACTCTATACCAGTTGACTCTTCTAAAAGCTTATTAAAATCTTCACTAAGCTGTTTAGATTCTTGTATTTTAGCTTGTTGAACTTTAGATTTAATATCTATAACACTTAACACATCTTGTACAGCTTTAACATTTTGGTAAGCATCATCTGCAAAATAAAAATCATTATACCCTTCAGCTGCTTTATCTATTATCCAGTTTGCTTTAGCTTCACCTGGTGATTTACCAAGTCCAACTATGTTTTCTCTTTTGAACTCTAAACCTTCAGCTTTCAAGAAATCATATATAGCTGTCTCAGCATTAGGACCTCTTGCTGTTAATACAAACAAGTCTTCATTACCTCTTGCTTCTTTAATTGTTTTTGCAACTTCAAATAATGGTCCACGACCTCCTTCAGTAACATTATCAAAGTCACTAAAATCCATAGTCCATCCATCTTCTATCATTTGAGCCGCGTCAGTTGCAAACTTTTCTGCGTTCATTTCAACTCTTTCATCTCCTCTTGTAGCAAATACTTTATTATTACTAGTTGCTAATGTATCATCAAAATCAAATACTCTAATCTTTTTAATAGGTTTATCTAAAGCATTAGCGTTTTTTAAAGCAGCATCAATACTAGCGGCCTTGCTAAGTAGTTCATTCATGCTTAAATCACCTTCTATATCTAAAACTTTAGATTCTGCTAAAGTGTTATTAGTATTTTTATTAGCGTCATTTTGAGTTTTAGCTAAACTAGGATTATTATTAGTTGGAAACTTAGTATAATCAGCTAAAGTTTGTTGAGCTGTTTTTAAATCACCACCTAAAACTACATCCCTTATTAGTTGTCTCTGTAATGCTACAACGTTAGGCATTGTATTAACTGAAGGAGCTACACCTAAACCAAAGTTTTCAGCTAAACTTTTACCAGTAACTGGATCTATTATTTTATTTAAATTGATTCCAGCTTCAGATAATCTTATTATAGAATTATCTAATATACTAAAACCCTTTGGCAGTCTTTTATCTAGCTTAGCCATGTCTAATAAAAAGTCATCAGCTTTAGATAATTGAGTTTGAAAATAGTTTTTTCTAATAAAAGGAAATATTTCTCTAGTTTTATTATTAGCAATAGCCCATATTAAAGAAGCTCCTACTGTAGAAGCTGGTGGGTTATGCTCTTCAATAAAAGGTCTTTTATTTTTATCGCCTTGTTTAGATCCTTCAGGCCCATAATTGAAGTCTGTAGACGCTTGAGTAAAAGGAGCAGATATTTTAATTAGACCTCCAGTTGCTTGATAACCTTGAGCTATTATTAAAGCAGCAGTTGAAGCAGGCATGCCGGCTTTGACAGCATCATCTAACTCAAACGCTACATCTTCTAACACTTGCATATTATCTTGAGATCTTTGTTTAAATTTGTTTATAAAAGCTTTAGTTATTCTCTCTCTAACAGAAACTTTTTTAGGTATTAAAGCATCTTTTTTAGTATTTTCTTTAGCAGTTTCTAAAGCTTCTATATAATTAGGATCATCTTTACCATAATATAATCTTCCTCTTGCTGGAACTAAGTTTGTTACGCCGTCAGGATAAGTTACTCCTTGTCCAATACTTCCATCTTTTTTTCTAACTGGCACAGATTTTACATAGTCTCCATTTGTTAGCTCATAAAAGTAAACTCCATCTTTTGCTTTTATTTTATTATTTTTTAAATAAGTATCTAACTTCTTAGCATCAGGTGTTAAGTCACCATTTGGTTTCTTCTTATTAACCTGCACTCTATTAGCGCCTGCTGCAGCCGGCATAGATGATTCAAAAACATTTAATGATAAGCCAAAAGTTTTAATATCATTAAGAACTTGTTTTATTTTAGAAGCTCTATTACTGTTAGTTACAGTTATACTTCCTTTCGGTAATCCAGCAATAACACCAGCAGCGTTAATATCACTAGCCGCTGCTGCTTCTTCTAACTTAATTCTATCTTCTGATGAAAAAGCCTTAGCCATTAAAGCTCTAGGATCTCTTTGAATTTTTACACCTACCTTAGATCTATCTCTTGGATCAATACCAGCCTTATCCATGGTGGATGGTAATATATCTCTACCTATTTCTTTTGTTATTTCTTTTGCAGTTGTTGTTTTTCTATTACCTCTTAAGCCACTTCTCTTGCCAGTTGTAGGGCTTACGGGTGGTGCTAAAATATAGTCTGCTAGTTGTTTAGGAGTAAAATCATTGAACTCATATAAGTTAACGCCTTGTGCTGTATTTTCTAAATAAACATCATCTCTTAAAACAGCTTGATCTATTTCAGATTGTTTAGTTAAACGCCTTGGAGGTTTAGTAAAAATTCTATTTTCAGGAGACGTTTGTGATTCTAGCTTTACAAAGTATTGTATAGGAAATAAGCTCTTCATTTTTGGAGCTAATTTCTTTATAGTCTCTTCGTACTGTTTTCCAGTACCTAATTTTTTCTTAACTTTGTCAGTTAATTTAGCATCAAAAACATCATCTATAAAAGATCTAAAGTTTTTATCTTCGATGTCAGGCATAACGCCTTCTATTATTTCTAAAGCTGCAGTTTCAAATTCAGCTTCAGTTTGCTCGTCAACTAATTCTGTTTGTTGCTTTATCTTAGATCTTGGTATTACAACTTTTTCATCTATAGACCCTTCTATATCTATACTAGTATCAGCAAAATCTCTTGTTCTACCTGTGTCATCAAGCACATTATCTATAGAAGTTGTTGGTGCTGTTTTTACGTAGTCTTTTTTAATATCCTGTAAAGCTCTGAAAGCAATACCACCCATACCTTTGTCAGTTGCTTTTCCATATATAAAACTAAATAAACTACGCTTATTACCGTCAAGTTCTGGTTTAAAATTCTTTAATATTCTTAACTGTAAATTTTCTTTTATTTTTCTATTAATGTCTTCTTTAATTTCTGGATTTAAACTTTGTAAACTTTTATCTCTAGTTATTAATTGATTTATATAACTATTAAAATTTGAATTACTTTCAATAGCATCAAAAGCATCTATAGCTGCTTCACTTTGTTTAAAATCGTCATTACTTTTTAAATCATTAGTTAAATTTTTATCAAAAGCATTTGACATAGACTTAGTGTCTACACTTAAAGGTAGAGATGCAGCTTGCTTAGTTTGTGTTTGAGTATCTTGTTTTATATCTACTACAGGGGTTGTATCTTCAGACAAAGCAGTTATAGAGGTTTGTCCAGGTTCTACTTGTAAACTTTTACTTATATTAACATCGCCTCTAGCTAATCTTCTCTGTGCAGCATTAAGTTTACCTTTAGATAAATTGCCAAGATAATCATCTAATATTCCGTCTATATTTTCTGCATTTACTTCTATTTGAATACCTATAGACTGTAACAAACTATTAAACCATCTTGCTATCTCTTGAGTAACACTTTTGTTTTCTTTAAAAAACCCAGCTTTTTTCATTTGAGTATAGTATGTAATAACTTCTTCTGCCACTTGCTCTTGCGTATACTTAGAGTCATTAGAGTATTTTAAAAGTTGGTTCTGCAAAACATCAGCTGCAGCAGGATCTAAAGCTATCATTTTCTTCATAACAGCATCTGCCATACCAAATACAGCATTTTTATTTTCAGCTTTATTTAATGCTATATCCCAATAATTATGAGATCCTTCATGCTCTTTAACTCCTTTAGAAGCTTTTTCTGAAATTATTATACTATTAGAATCTTTTAAATAAACTCCTTCTGGGCTTAAAACTTCTTCTACAGTTAATCCATATTTATCCGCTATAGCTTGCGCATTATCTTCATTAAACACTTCTACAACAGCAGTTGAAGGATCTAATCCTTTTGTTTTTGCAGTTAACCTAAGTTGAGCAGCTAAAGCAAAATCAGTTTTATCTTCTACTTCTTTATGTTGATTATTAGAGTTTGAAGACATTTCAGATATTTCACCTTCAATATTTTTTATAGCTTCTTTTATATTAGAATTTGCTGGATTACTAAGACCACCTTGTGCTAATTGATTATTTAATTCTCTTATTTGTTGTTTTTTCTGAGCAATTAAATATTGAGTAGACCCATTTAAATTATTAGGTATTTCTTTATAATCACTAACAAGATCATTTAATTCTTTTCTTTGTTGATCAGCTTCTTCTTGAGTTATTACATTATTTTCAAGATTTGTTTCTATTTTACCTAGTTCAGAACTATAACCATTATCACTTTTAATATTTTGAATTTGATCATAAAGTTCTTGATTAGCTTGTAATCTGCTTCTAAAATCCAATTTTTCAAACTCAGTTAATGGATCTAGAAAATCTCTATTAGCTAAAGTAGAAAAAGAAGCACCAATAAAGCCAGATGTAAAACTAACTAAAAGCATATGCTTAAATTGCTTACCATATTCTTCACTAGTAATATCTGGCAAGTCAAAGTCTAATTCTGTTATTCGTTGAAAAGCTGCATCAATTCCCATAGCAGCAAAATCTTGAGTAGTTTCTTCAAGCATTTCATCTAAACCAGCTGTAGTTCCTTTACCAACAAAGCGCATATATTTAGCTGTAGTTTCTCCTACTAGTTTTCTAACCATCAACTGTATATCTCTAGCTGTTGCGTTTGACCCAAGTCTAGATAAAGTAGCATTAGTAAATTTTCTAATTAAACCAGCAGACATATCTGTTTGGCCTTTCATTATCTTACCACTGACATGCGATAAAGCTCCTTCTACAGTTGCTTGAATATATGCATACGCTACTTGTGAAGATTTAGGAAACTTTTCATCAAATTGTTTTTTAGCTTCTGCTCTACTAACACCGTCAGCTCTATTCCTAACAGCATCATTTCTCATTTCTATTATCTTGTCTTCACTATTTTGTAAAGAGCTAAGAAAAAATCCTCCAAAAAGACCAGTTACTGGTGCTCCCATAGAAGCTCCAACCATTTGTGTTAAAGCTTGAGCAGTTCCACCCATCCAGCTTTCAGAATAGGCCTTTGCATATGTATCTGAAACTCCTTTTATAGCAAATACATTAGCTATTGCAGGCACAGCATTAGATCTTTCTATTGTTGAAAAATCTAATTGTTGTTTATTTCTTTCGTATTGCTCTCTAGTATAGCCACCTATTTTTCTTCCAAACTCATATTGACCTACTAGTCCACCAAGTTCGTTAATACCTCTTGCTAAAAGCTCAAAAGGAGCTATCCTACCAACACTAGTTCTAGTAAACTGTTCAGTAAATATATTCCATGTTTGAGATATAGCATCTCCTTCACCTTCTAAAGACTTATTTATTCTGTCTAATTTTATATTAAATTCAGAGTCAGAGTACTCTAAAGTTTTAACTAAAGTTTGATAAATAGAAACTTGCGACATTGATTGTTCTATAGCAGTAGAAAATTTAGTAACGTCTTGTTGGTACTGTTTTAATTTTTCATCTATAGCAGTTAATTTATCTACATATTTACTATCAAATTTATTGTCAAACCTTTTTAATATTGTATCTTTTTTAGATATGTTTTTATTATACTCTTCTATTACTTGTTTCTGTCTACTTACTAGATTATTTTGCCAATTTTCAAATCCTTTAGATAATTCTTCATATCTTGAAGGATCTTTTTTAATCATTTCTTGTATTTTGTTTGCTTCTCTAGTTACTAATTGTTCTAACTTTTCTTTACTAAGTATTTGCTCTTTTAGTTTTTCATTAGGTTTTAGTACTTTAGCAAGCTTAGCTTCAGTTTCTTTTTTATATAATGCAGCTTGTTCTTGAATTGACTTTAATTCTATTGTATCATTAGCATATTTAGTAATTAAGTTATTGTTTTTTATAAGCAAAGGTTTAACGTCGTTTATACTCTTTTTTATAACGTTATTATATTGTTTAAGCTTTTGATTTCTACCTGCTTGACCATTGCTTTTTTGATACTGTGAAACCTCTTTACTTTTTCTAAAATCTCCTTGATTTTTTTCTATAAAGTTAATAAGATTCACTATCTCTTCTTTATCTGTTTTTATTAAAGAACTACCTGTTTCTAATGTAGTAGCAATACCTTTGTCAATTAAATACTGCTGTAAATCTTCTTGTGCTATAATAGTATCATAAGGAATATTATTAGCTTTAGCTGTTTCTACTAAGTCTATTCTACCACTTTTATTGTAACGTGGATTTTTATAAACATTCATAGCACTATCTCCGATATTTAAAAAAGATCTATCGTAATCAGCACCTAGCCCATAATTTAAATATTTTGAATTAAAATTTTTAGTAAGATTTTCAGCGGAGATTTTACTTATGTTTTTTACACCTTTGTCTGTTACTTCAAGATTATAATCTTTTACTTTAGTAGGATCTACATGTTCTCCTTTATCATTTTTATAAGTAAAATAATCTTTTTCATAAGTAGTAATTTTGCTGTTATGAAATAAATTAGTAGAAAGAGGTTTTACAGTGGGGTCTACTACATTGTTTTCAGCTTTAATTTTATCTAAAGTATATATAGCTTTATTTAAAAGAATTGTTTCTTCTTCTAATTCTTCTCCAGTGGCTTCAATTACTTTTTGTAATCTTTTTTGTTCTACAGGATCAGTACTTTTTTCTAATTCTGTAGTGTAATTTGTTAATTCAGAATTTAACTCAGCTACTCTAATAGCATTGTCATTAGGATTTGCATCTAATATAGACTGATCTTGTTTTGCTACAATTTCAAATTCATCTAATCTTTCAGCATCACTAGGATTAGTCCATGCAAATTCATCGTTGACATCTACGCCAAGGTTTATCAATTGACTTTGTAGTGATTGTTTTCTTTCTTCTAATAAAAGTATGTCGTTTTCATTTACATCTCCACCTTGAGATAATAAATTTCTTTCTTCATTTAAAACATCGTCTAAATCTGACTTTAATTTATTAGTTATATTTCTTTTAAAGTTTTCGTCTGATATATAAATAGGAAAATCACTTTGAATTAAATTACCATCTTCATTTTTATAAGTAACTTTATAATAATTACCTACGTCTTTTTGGTAAAAACCTTTTTCGTCTATTTGGTTTTCTAATTCTTTAGGTACATCTAATATTTGCTTAGTAGCTTGTTCTTGTTTTGTTTTGTCTAGCTTTTCTAGTTTAACTATAGATCCAGCGTAAGTTGTATCACTATCTTTATTAAGCTCTACAAAGTTATCTGCAGAACTTATATCTATTACAGATGGATTTAAATCTATATCTTCTAATACATTTACTTCTTCTTTCAGTAAACGATCAAATTTTAATTTTACTTTTTTCTTTGGCTTCTCTTCTTCCTTACCAAGATCTTCTGAAGAAGACTCCGATGAAACTTCCTCTGATTTTAAATCCAAATTCTCTGGTGCTGTAGTTTCTGATGCTACATCCGCACTCTCTGCAACATCTACTAGCTTTTTTTCGTTTTCATCTTCTAAGACCTCTATTTTATTTTCAGATAGATATGTATCAAGATCTTGTCCTGTTGCCTCTAAAGCAGCGTCTATGTCTTCTTGAGTGTACTCGTTGTTGTTCCAAATATATTTCATTAATTATAATTTTAAATTATGCCATGCCAGGCAGTGGTGGTAAATTAGAATCCCCATCAGATTCTAACCTAGCTATTTCTTGATCTCTGTCTATAAGCTTTAAAGCTGCGTTGTGGCTTTTGTTTGTTATCGAACTATTTGATTTATTAACCTCGTTTAAAAATATGTCAAAATCTTTAAGTACTTTTGGATTAACTTTAGTAGGCTTATTTGAACCACTTTTATATACATACAACTGAGCATCGTCTATGTCAGATAAGTCAATAGTAGGGTATTTAGTCTTTAATTCAGCACCAGTTATGTAATTTCCATTTCCACCTGAATTTAAAACTGCCAAAGCGCCTTGTCCATTATTAGCTTTAAGTGATTTAAAGTTTGCATATAAATTGTCGTAAGAGTATCCAGCCTTACCATCAGTGCCGGAAGCTGTTTTTTGAAGATTTGGAAGATACTTGTTAAGTTCTTTAACATCTAGCTTAATACCTTCTCCTCTAGCTAAATCTATAGCATCTTCATTTTCAACTTCGTTAAGAATTGTTTCTGTTACTCCATTTCCAATTATACCAGTATCTCCACCCTTAGTTCTTTTTACATGCTCATATAATAATTTTTTAGCTCTTGCAATTTGTTCAGGTGTTCCTTCATAAACTGTTTCACCACCTGCTTCATTTTCGTCTGGACCACCTAACATTTGCCAATTGCTCTGTATTAAATTAGGATTATAATTACTAGCTAAACCTTTTGAATCTATAAAAGCATCTACTTTAGTTTGTAATAATTTATTTGCGTTATCGTAATTTTTTATTCTTTGTCTAACAACTTTCTTTTTTTCTTCATCAGTAGCTGTTTCACTTAGATTACTAGTTGTTACTAGTTTCTTATATTGATTTTCTGTACCATCATCAAAAACAGTTTCTACTACTTCTTCTAAAAATGTAGCATCTGTAACGTTGATTAGTCCACCCATATCTCCATTCCTAACAGCGTTCATGTAAACTTCTTCTTCTATTAGTAGTTTATTTTTTCCATTGTAAGACGTAGGAGATGTATATTCCATGTACGATTTTCCATCTTTATAAGTATAATTAAATCTACCTTGTTTCTGTTTAAGATGAATCATCTTAGCAGCTTCTTGCCTTAGTTCAAAATCAGGCTTTCCGTCATATAATATTAGACCTGGCATGTTAGCAGCAGGTTCAATTACATCACCATTATAATCCCAAGCTGTAGAAGTTCCTTCTACCGTTGTGTTAAGTATACTTATAAAACCAGGAGCTTGTCTTAATATGTCATCTATATTTTTTTTATATTGCATATATTCTTCTGAGCCTTCATCTACATTAGCCATTTCTTTCCAGTTGGCTTCTATTGCATCTTTAATATCATCTAACGGACCTCCTACTTCTTCATGGTACATAGTTTCAATATCAAAACCTTGTTCATATATAGGGTTAATATCTTGAAGAGATGCATTAGGATCTTTTAATAAAGCTGCTTGATATGCTTCGTAATCTTGTTCTAATTGATCTTTAGTTATTTCTATTTGATCATAAACTTCACCCGTAGCAGAGCTCCAAGAGCCAGTAGTTGCATCATTTAGAGTTAAATACTCATCACTAAATTTAGAATTAAACTTAGCTATATTGTCATCTATACCTTTTCTAATAGTACCTTCTCTTCTTCTTCTAGCATTAGCTTCTTTTTCTTCTTGCTTTTGTTGTTTTAAATTAGCTTTTTGAGAAGCTTGTCTTTCTTTTTTTCTAGCTTCAATTTTAGCTAATAGCATAGCTCTATTTTGATCTAAGCCTTTAACAACTTGAGTTAAAGAAGTATCTAATATTTGGGTTGGTTTTTCGTAACTCATAATTTATTATTTTAACTAAAATACTCGCCTAGACCAGCCGTAGCTCCAGTCGCAGCGCCGGTAAAAGCAGACATTGCATCTGCTTGATATTGCATTTGTTGAGCTTGATTTTGATCATAAGCTGCTTGAGCCCTATTTAGTTGTTGCATTTTTCTAGCATCTTTTTGTTCGAAAACATATTTAGCTCCTGAAACTTCTGCTTCTTGTACTCTCATTTTTTCAGACATTAACTTCTGTTGAAGCTGTTGCTCTCCTTGTGCTTTAAGTTTTTCATTTGAAGCTTCTTGTTGTTCAATATCAGCAACAACACCTTGTTTACTTTTAGCAGCTGCCATAGCTAATGCAGTAGCACCACCAGCACCAAATCCTCCAGCTCTTACAGTATCTAAAGTATTAGCCAAAGATATATCAGCTTGCTCTATTTTCATTTCTGCTGCATTTGTAGCTACGCCTAAATTAGCATAAGGATTTGAAAGCATACCGCTTAAATCCTCAATACCGGAGTATGGATCTACTATAGGAGGTCTTTGATTTTCTAGTCTAGTTATACTTTGTTGTAAACCTATTGCAGCAGTCTTAGCATTATTAGCTTTGCTCTGTGCATATATTCCTGTAGCTGCTGATAATCCAGCGCCTATCAAAAGTGATCCTGCTATAAAACTCATATATGTTTTTTTATTAAATTAATTTGATCTAAAGTTATTTCTGGATCATTATAATCTTCAGCTATAACTTCTTTTTCTATTTCCTTTATATCTGTCTTGTCTGTAGCGTGTACAGTAACAAACGTGCAATCTGTTTTAGAGTAAATAACTCTTTGTGTACCTGGTTCAGTAATTCCGTAGTGAGGTGCTTTAAGAGTTTTAATACCTTCCTCTGTAAGAACTATCATTTCACCTTGTATTAAAAAAAACGGATGTTTCTTTTTATGTATTTTAGTTAATATTAACTGACCAGCAGGGTTAAATATTTCTCTAATATAACAACCATCTGCAAAACTATGTTTTAGTGGATTTAATTTATTAGCATCTTCACCTGTTATAAAATGATCTGAGTTTTTAAATTTTTCACTAATCAACTCCATTTTATTTCTAAATTCTTGTTTTTTTCTTAACTCTTGCCCTATTTCCCAAGCCTCATCAAATGTAAAAGCATGCTTTAAGTTTAACTCTTTAGTCTTTTCAATAAACTGTTTTTTAGCTTGCTCTTTAGTTATTGGATTATTTTTTATCTGATCGTTTATTTCTTCCATGATTAAATTTAAGATGAAGGTACGTATTTAGAACCTACAGAAAATAATTCCTTCACACCGCTTACATCGGTAGTGGAATCTGTTTGTAATTTTACAACTGCAAAATAACCTTTAATACCAGTCATGAAGTCACCAAAGATAACCTCTCCTGGCATTGCAGTAGATTTATTTATTAAGTTAGCGGTATATAAGTTTTCTTTTCTAGTGAAACCAGCTCTTTCTATTTCTCCAGTAACACTATTAGTATATTCTCCTTCGCTATAACTTTTTATAGAATTAGTAGTATCTGTATAGAATTGTCCTGAATCAGGACCAGTTTCGTCTGAAACAAAACTTGCAACTTCCCAACCATTATAACCTTCATAGTTTATAGTTTGAAAAACTTTCTTAGAAGATGGTTGAGTATTAAACACGAACTCTATACTAGACTTTTGAGTAGTTCCATAAAAAGAGTTTCTACCAGGTATATCTGAGTAATGTCTCCACAATGTGCTACCTTGAAAACTATAGTAAACATTTTTTAAACTATAAGCTTGAGTTGGTTTGTAAGTAAAAAAGCTAACCCAACCTTTAATTCCGTCATCAAAGTTTATAGTTTGATAAGCATCTAATTGAGTAGGAGTTGTTTTTGCTGGTTGTATTGATAATATATAGTTTTTACTATGAGCATCCCAAGATCCTTGAATTTTGTCAACTACTTGTTTAGTTACTGTAGCAGAAGTGGGATTGGCCCCAGTTAAACTAGACAAAACATTACATCTATTGTTTGCTAAGTCTAGAGAAGCTATTAAAGATACTTCTCCAGTATTAAACAATATTTGCATACCTACTTCTAAAAAGCTAGAATTACTGGCAAAAGTTACTTGAGTTCCAGCAACAGTCACATTGCCTGTAAAACTAAAAGTTTTAAATTCATTATTTAAAGCTGATAATTGATCTCTAAAATAGTCAGACATACCATATTGGGATATTTCTGTTAAACCATCTCTAGACAGCCTCATAATAGCACCTCGATTAACATCAGAAAAATATCTTCTAAATCCATAATAAGCAAAAGACTCTGGTTGAGTACTTATGCCATAATCGCCTTCATAAGGCGTTAACGTACCTATCACGGCTTGAGCTGTTGTTATAGTCGATGTTCCTTCTGCTGAGTATATAGCATCTTTGTCTATTAATAATCTACTTACCTTGGCTGTTTGAAATATAGTTAGATCAGTATCTCTAGCATGTATAAACTGTATAGCACCGTATTTTGGATCAACAGATCTAGTAATAGATTCTGCTACAGAAAATACATTAGTTTCGTTTACATCAGTTTTAGAATTAAATATACCTGAGTATATTAAACTATTTGTAAATATTTGAGCATTGTCACCTTGTTCGGCCACATAAGCTCTGGGTCCAAACCCAGTAGATGTATTATTATAACCACCTCTTATTCTAGCTTCTTCAACGTAGTATTCATACTGTTCAACAGTTTGAGCACTAGCTTCTATAGGAAAAGTAGGGTAATTAGGTGGATTCCATGGTAGACCTGGCCAAGTACCAAAACCTCCTGTTGTATAAGTCAAGCCTTCATCGGTTGTTGTTCTACCAATTCCTATAGACTTTAATACATAAGAATTAAAATATGCTACTTCTACTATTGCTCCCATTATATTATCACTTATTTTTTAATTATATTACTAATTACCTTTGACCACCTGGACCTCCGCCACTAGGTGGACCTGTTACTGGTAAAAACCCTGAAGTAACTTCACTAGAAGGAGTAACAAAGAAAGTTAATTGTATTTCCCTAGTTAAAGCACCTGATGTATCGTTTATATCGGCCACTTCTAAAGTAACCTTATATTGCGTATCATTTAAACTACCTGCAACTGTTTGCATTTGTTTCCAACCAGAAACAATACTAGCGTTTGTTGCAGAAAACCCACCAACTGCATAAGCTGGATAAACATATAGTTTTATACTATTACTAGTTCCACCACTTCCATCCCAATTTACAACTGGATTACCAGGACCATTATTAAAATCAGGAGCTAAAATTGAACCAGATACATTTAAAGCTCTTAACCTATGAAAAACAGTTTCAGATATGTTAGAATAAACTTGAGCTGGTACTCCTGGGTATGTTGTTGTATCAGTAGGAGGACTACTCATAGTTATTCCAGATCCTTTTGTGTTAGTGTCTGTAAAATCTCCACCACCTCCAGTTCCTCCGTATACTGCGCTAGTTTGACTTGACGCAAAATCTAAATTAACATACTGCCCGTTAACTGTAATCTGATTAGAGCCTGGATTATTGTTTAAATAACTATACCCATTAGCACCTAAGTCAGCCGACGAAGGATTATAAACTTCCCAATCTGCACCACCTGGTTTTCCTTCCCAGTAAAATTCTGTTTTCTTTACGATCCATTTTAATTGGTTTTTAATAAGAAGAGGAGCACCGCCAGTACCACCACCAGCGCTACCATTGAAGCCGTTTAAAGCTACAGCAGCTTGATATATATTTCCGTTTGTTTGTAATGCTAAATTGCTAGGAAAAGGATCTGGTGAAGTGGCTGTATTAGGAGCACTTGAAGAAGTTCCTGAATGTTGAGCATAAGTCGTGTCAAATCCTGTTTGAGAAGTTAAAACGCTTGCACCGTAAGGTGTGCTACCTTGCACTGGTGGATTAGCAGTGCTACCACCATTATCTATCCAACCAGGCTGTACATTACTTAATAAATTAGGAGGTGTAATAGTAAAATCACCTGTTTTAACAACTCCTGCAACAGTGTTTGTACATCTAAAATTAAATGTAAAATTATCACTTGACCAGCTATTAGCTTTAAACCAATTATAAACACCAGGTCTAGTTCTTAATTTAAAACTATTATCTGCGTTTCTAATAACCTCAAAATAATTTACTAATCCAGAAGAGTTAGTAGCAGATAATAATGTTAGAGTTGTAGTAGAATTATTTAAAACAGTTGTATTATCTGGAGCTAAAGGATAAAAATCAGATGTTACATCTGCGCCTGGGCCTAAAGATTCTGGATAAAAGAAATTTAATGGCTGCACGCTTGCTGGAGTAGCAATATCACCTGATATTATAAAAGCGTTTAATTGAGATATTGATTGGCTAGTGGAAGTTTCATAATATATATCTAACGCAGAAGTCACAGGCTCTGTTTCTATAATAGAAAGACCTGGGTTTTGATACCATAAAACATTATTTGTTCCGTTTGTACCACCACTCCAGGGGCTAAAATTACCTGTGCTATTCATACCACCTATTATACCAGTCAATTTTCTAGTAGATAATCTAGCTATTAATTGATTATTACCAGACTCAAAAGGAACTTGAGCATCAGACACCGTAGGAGTCCCTGCAACTCCTGGAAAATTATTGCCTGGAATATTATAAAAAGGACTTAAAGAATTTAAATCACCTTTACTATTTCCATTAACTATAGTTGTCCAGTCTACACCACCAGTAGAGTCCTGAGGATTTGTTCTACTTAATTTTAAATCTGTATAAGTACCTATAACAGACACTGAATCAGGACTAACATTTGGATAATATTGACTAGATGCAGCTGTTCCATTATAAAAGTTTGTTTGAGTTACTCTAGTAAAAAAGTTTACATCTGATGAAAATTCTTTATCTTCTGGACCTACTTCTTGTAAATTTCTAGGTACCTTATTTATATTATCACCAATGATTACAGCATGAGCTGTATTAATACTAAATACCCCTGCGTAAGCAATATTTTCAAAACCTGGACTAATAGATATAGGATAACCGTTTAGTATACCAGGTAAATAAGCATTGTAATATTCTTGTTCTTGTTGTTTTACGACTATTTTATAGCTATACCACCCAATTGGATTACTTCCATTAGTATTGTATAAGCCTGCATAACCTTCAACTGGAGAAGTTGATGGTATCACTTGGTTAAATAGTACTTTTAAACTATCACCATCCCAAATATCTGTTCTTGCACTACCTACAAAAGTACTTAATGGATCATTTTCAGTAAAATATTCATGATAATATGTAGAGCCACCATAACCACTCAACACAGCGTCAGCATCATTAGATGATAATATCACATCTGATTGTCTACCATATCTATCGCAAAGAACAACACCCACTTGATAAGTTCTATTCTGCTTAACGTTACTATTAGGGTATTCTATTTGTAATGTTTTAGGAGTAGCAAGACCTGTTGCAGGATCGTTTGCTGCTATTTTATCTGAAACTTGTACACTATAATCTAAGTTTTCAGGCCTTCCTAAATTTGCTGTGTAATTAGCGTAGATTATTCTATTACCTACAGTTTCTTGAGTTTGAGCTCTTGCGGGTACTTTATCTGATACTCTAGTTAAATCTTTCTCAGGTAATGTTCTAATAGGTTTTCTTGACTTATAGCTATATAGATATGTAGTTCCATCATTATTGTTTAATATTTGCTCTTGAGTTAATGTATCTACTACTTTTAAAGCAACACCATCAGAATCTGTGTATATAATATCTAAAGACTGTATTTTAAGTAAGCTATTAGCTTCTGACCAATTCATTGATGTTCCGTCTAGTTTGTCAGGTGCAGGTATTCTAAATTGAACAAAATCAATTTTATTTTCCATAAAGTCTACTATTGTACTATCAAAAGTACTAGCTTGATCTCCACTTAAAAAATAACCATCTTGATTAGGTACAAAACACTCTTGAGTAAATGGCGATATTAAAGAGTATTCATTATCATCAAATTTAAATCTATAAGCAAATTTTACAAATTTATCTTTTAAAAAATCTCTGTCACCTTCGTAATTAACATCGTAATCAGGATTTACTCCTACATTGTACACGTCATCTGTAGAAACAACTGTAATAGGTTGGCTAAGTGTTATGGCGCTAGTTGTAGCAGAAGTAATAAAAGTGCCAGCTGTTACCGTTGCAGTGGGTCCAACTCTTATGTTTATAATAGCATTAACCCATTGAGGTAGCCATGATATAGCACCTGTGCCAGTTCCAGGATTTATAGATATAGAAGTTCCAGCAGCTTTAAGTCCGGTACTTTGAAATCGTATAGCAAAGGCGTTTGGTAATAACTCTATAGATTTACTTCTCATTCCTGCGGTTGCTGTAACTGTAACCGTGCAAACACCTGTTCCAGTTGAGGGTAATATATTTATTGTATCACCATTAACATAGCCACTACCACCATTAGTTATTCTAAAATATTGTAAAGCACCAGTGCTAGGATCTATTAGTTCTAAAACACCTTCTAATCCAGTTCCAGAGCCTGATGTTGTTATTTGACCAGCAGCTTGTGTTATAGCTTGAGGAACTAAAACCTCATCATATCCTGATCCTGGTGTAGTTACTGTAGTACCTGTGACGGTATTGTTTTGAACTACTTGAACAGATTTATATGGATAATATTTAGCTACTGAAATTTGATCTTCATTCGTGTAGTAAGGATTATTATAGCCTGCTATTGTTAAGTCATACTGAGCTGAAGAAGCTCTATCAATGTTTATTTTTCTAGGTTGATTTCTATTGTCAGTCCAATAAAGTAAATTTTCTAATAAAGTAACATTTAGTATTTCATGTGTTTTAGAAAAGTTTAACCATGATCCAAATAATAGTATACCATAACTATTTGTAACTAAATCATAATAAGCTAAAGCAGAATTAACACCTACCGTTGAGCTAGAAAGATCATTATTAGCATAAGATGCACTACTATTAGAAAGTCTATCTAAAGAACTATCGTTATAGTTAGTAATAAATACGTATATCCTTTCATTTATATTATCAAAATATTTACCAATTATTTCTGTAGTAGTATCAGTGAATCCAAAATTAGTTATTTGTATATTGCCTAATATGTTTTCAATAGCACCAACATCATCACCTTCAGATTTATTTATATTAATATTCTGAGCATCTCTGTATTGTCCATTTGGTATAATTCTTGAGTCAAGATCTTTATTCATCTTAGACTGCAAGAACGTATTTTTAATTTCTGGCATATTTAATTTTTAATCCATTTAGATTTACCGCGCATTACTTGAGTAAATTCATCTAGCTTTATATTACTTAACCTTATTTTTGCATTTCTTAATTTAGAACTTTTTTCTTTTTTATACCTATTTACTATATATTCTGGAAAATTAGATCTTGAAGCCACTATATTATATAGTATGTACATATATAAAGCTTCTTCTGCTAGTTTAGGTATTTTAGTATCTTCATCGTAAGCTAATCCATCTGATATGTATTCTAGTATTATAAGCTTATTAGCTAAATTACTACTAAAAGCAAATACGCCTCTTCTTTCGTCTATTGTAAACCAACCGTTAGTTTGTGATATTTCAGGATTTAACCCGTATCTTTGACCATAGGCCATCTTCCACCAAGCCCAATCATAAACGCCTGGATTAGACTGTGCGTTAAGATCAAATTGTCCACTTAAATCATTTTGATTTTCAGATCTCCACCTATCGTTAGTTAGTGATTGAGTAGCTTTTAAATTGTTTCCATATATATCTTGAGTAGGTATACCTTTGTCATCTTGTAAAGGAACTTGTTGAGGATTACTAGTTAAAGTAGTTGGGTATATTATATGCTTTACGCCTGCTCTATCTATCCAAGATAATTGAACATAGTTTACATAGTCCTGTGGTAAAACAAGTGATAAACTCGGCGGTATAGTTAGCTCTTGAGACTTAACACTTCTTAAAGTATCATAGCTAAATTCTTGCAAACCTCTTTTAGCGTGGAACACAACATCAGATCTTTTTACTCTAGGTATCAACTTATCCATACCTACGTATGCTACAATAAAATTATTTACAACATCTACTAAGCTAGTATATTGGTAACTCTTGTAATTATCCCATAAAGAAGTATTAATAAGTCTAACAGCTATATCTGAACCAGCTGGTACTGGAGTTTGAGTAGTTGTTAAAGTAAATTGAGCAGCACCATTACCACCTGTAACTGTAACAACATCTCCATTTTGATAACCAGAACCTGCTTCATATATAGTTCCATTACCATCAGTACTGTTTGTTAATACACTTAATCCAGTTCCATTACCTCCAGTTGTTTTAGCAATAACATTAACATTGTAACCACTACCTGCTTGCGCTTGAGCAATAGATGTTACTTCAACAGCTGAAGTAAGAGTTAATAATTGAGTTTGCACTCCATTAACTATGGTTGTAGATAAACTCTCTGTTAAAAAATAAGGTGAAGTATCTTTTGTTTGCTCAACATTATCTACATAAAATTTGTAATTATTTATAGAAGTTTGAGTAGCGGTAGCATCCCATATTAGTGGAGTCATTGAGTTAGGCCATGTTAAAACATTAGAGTTATTAGCAGCCGCTGGAGTATATATTACTTCTCCATCATAGTATTGTGACGCTGTTTGTTTTATTAGTCCCATATTTTATTATCTTTTTGTATTTACTTCTTCTTGAGCTAGCTCTTGAGAAGCTGCTTGAATAACTTGTGGATCTCGTATTACTAATCCAGCGTATTTTAATATTTCTAATATAACTTCTGTTTGTTGACTATCACTTATTTCAAATTGTTGAGATAAAGCTACATTAGCAGAGTTTATATCTACATCTTGTATTTTTATAACTACAGAATTGTTGGCGTTGGTTAATAAAGCAGAAGTTACAGTAATTGAATCTCCTGACTTAAATCCTTGACCAACAGCTCCAGAGTTTACTACTACAGACGTAATAGTATTTCCTGCAACGACTATGCTTAATGTAAGGCCAGTGCCAGTTCCATCAGTAGAAACACCATTAGTTGTACCTACGGTAGCAGTATAAGTAGCATTAGTAATACCTGTTGAATTTGTTGATACACTAGATATAATATCTCTACTTGGTACTAAAGAAAATTGAGGATTAGGATCATAAACATATTGACCAACTGATCCAGTAATATAACCCCATTTAGGATCTAAAGGTTTTCTAATGTAATTAAACAATACATCTGAAGTGGCTGGAGTTGATACTGTTCCTGGATAAACCGTTATTTTATTTTGTTGATATACGCCTATAGGAAAATTAATAGTAGGCTTTGTTAAGGGGGAGAGTATTTGTTGTGTAAATTCTCTTTTATTTACTAGTTCTATTTCTGGTCTATTAACACTAGCGTTATATAATATAGAGCCCATACGATGTGTATCTGTAGGTTCTGAATAAGCTGTTACATTTGTAAAACTTAATTCGCTGGAAGGAGTACCTATAGCACTAGCGCCAGCACTATTCATAAATGTTTGAAACTCTTCGTAAATATGGTCCATTCGCGAAGCAAATTCTACATCTGTTTTTGGCATACGTGTATATTGGTTATAATCTTCAAAAAACTTTTCAAATACTTCTAATTGTACTTGCGTAGCTATTCTATTAAACTCAGCAGGTGTCATATACCCTCTTTGTTCTTTATTTAGTATACTAAGCACTGTTGTATATACCGTGTTTACGTTTATTGCCATGTTAATATTTTTAAAAAAAAAGGTGGCGATTAAACCACCTTTATTATAATTACTTGTTATTTCATTTTTTTCTCTATAGACTTGTAAACTTCAAGTCCTTCGTCGGTTTTAAACCAAGAAGCCATAGCAGAATAAGGACTTTCATCAAATGGCGTAGTCATTAGTTTACGACCATTAGTTGCCCATTTAAATGTTCTTTGATCAGCGTCTAAGGTAATTATACCTTGCTCTCTAGCTACAATAGCAAAGTTTCTAAGCTCTACATTTTCGTCTTCAGCTAAACTAATAAACAATAATGGATTTCTTTTAGCAAATAAAAGTATATCTCTCTTAAGTTCTTTAGAACCTAATCTATTCACTTCTGATCCAATTTCTGTTCTTAATATAGCTTCTGCTTTATCTATATCCATTTCGTAGGCTAAATTTAAAGCTATCATTTCATGCTCTATAGTTTCTACTTCGTCAATAGCTTCACTAACAGCATCGAACTCTTCAAAGATAATACCTTTGTGAGGATGTTTTTCCAAGAACTCTTGTAAATTTCTTTGTTCTTTTCTAACAATTAACATACCTTTTTCAAATACTACATGCTTTAATGTGACTTGTCCTTTTTGTTCGTCTACAAAACATGATTTTTGATTAGTAGCATATCTTAATTCTCTTTCATAACCTAAGTCTGGATCAAACCAAACAAGATTAAATCTATTAGAATGTCTACTAGGTAATGTATATGTTAAAGGTGATTTACCACCTTTTAAATAATAATTTCTATCTTTATATTCCCAAAGATCTTTTTTTACTTCAGGTTTTGCTGCAGCCTTTGGCGCAGACTTTTTCTTTTCTTTTGTTTCCATAATATAATATAATATAATAATTAAAAAAGATCCTGCCTAAACAGGATCTTATTATTGTTGTTAAGCCAACACAATTGACTGAGGTTTGAAACTTAATTCCATTACTGGAATAGAGTTTTCAGCAGACCAAGCTTTAGCAACTTGAGCGTCTACTAAACCAGCAACTTGTTCTTCAGATGCAAATTGATTACCAAAAGTAATCGTATATGTCATTGAAGTAGCACCAGTTAAAACTACAGTGTTAGAATCACTAGGATTCGTTAAAATGATGTCATCAACAGGTATGTATCTAGTAGCAACCCAATTAGAAGAACCGCTATTAAGATTAGCAGCATCTACACCTACTGTAGCAGCTGTACTTGAACCACCAAGAGCAGCAGCAGCGATAGTCATTACGTCTCCCGACGCTAAACCTTCACCACCATCTACTACTGTGATAGATCCACCGGTTCCACCAATAGTTGTCTGTCCATTACCTACGACTACAGTTAATTTAACTGCAGCTCCAAGAACTACAGGTGAACCACTTCTAGTTATAGCTAATGTTCCAGCCGCGGTACCTACAGTATAAGTACCAGCAGTTGCACTAGTAGTATCAGCTGATAAATCTGTGCTTATATCCATACCATGAACTAATCCAGTTTCTAACATTGGTATTTTTAAATAATTACTCATAATTTTTAATTTTAAATGTTAAATAGTTCCTGTTCCAATAGTGTAAGGTGCTGTTGCGCTCAAATGAGATGTAGCAGCTCCTGTATCACTGTTTAGTTCAAAAAGTACTGAACCAGATGGCTGTTGAGAAGCTTCTGCAATAGCAGCATTTAATCTGATAGCGTCAGCCTCAGTTACTTCTGCCGCAGCATAGGTTAGTGTTAGTTTTAGATATGCACCAGCATTATCTTCTACACCATAATATAAATCCATTGTTGTTGTAGAAACAAAATCTACAGCATAAACATCATCTACACATAGGTTAAGAAAAGCTGGTTGATCATTTGGTAACGGCTTTGCCGAACCAAAAGGAAGTTTTATTATTCCATTTGCCATAATTTCTATATTTAAAAGATTAATAAAGAGAGTGACAAAAGCCACTCTCATTATATACTAATTAAGCTCCTTTAAACAATACGAAATTGTTAGCAGCTTGAGTAACTAAACATCTTTCAGATAAGAAGTTTACTCTCATTACATCTAAATCAGATGTGAAAGCTCCACCTACAGATCCAGTGATCCAAGACTTCATTCTTCTATCTTCAGTTTCAGAAGCTCTATATCTTACGTGTAAGAAAGGACGTCTGATGTTAGAACCTAACATTTGATCGTATACTGTAGTTGTTCCAGCAGGAACCATTACACCATCAATCTCTTTGTCAAGACCTCTAGTAGTAGCATCATTTAGATATTTCCAATCAGTTTTGTAGAAGTCATAAGAACCTCTTCTAAAACCTGAAAATCCAAAGTTTAATGCCATATCACCGTCATTTTCAAATAAACCGTAAGAAGCTGACTGAGTTGAGTTATAAGACCCATTAGTAGCAGCTAACATATCATCAAAATCAAGAGCCGTAGATCTTGATAAGAATAACATATTTTCTTCAATAGCACCTTGCTTGTCTAAGTTTTTAAGGATTTCATCGAAATCACCTAAAGCACCAGAACCAGGAGCAGCAGCTCCAGCAAAACCAGAATATACATTTCCATTAGTCTCTATAGCAGAGAATAATCCAGTACTTCCGTAGATAGCAGCATTATTAGCACCACCACCAACACCGTCAGTAGGAAAGAAATTAGCTCCAAAAGTAGCAGCATTAGCGTTAGGTACAGATTCTACCATTGCCATTTCTAGATAATCTTGAAATCTTAATCTAGTTTCAGACTCAGCTTTTAGATACCACATGTATCCTGAAGTTCCGTCTTCAGTAGCGACTTCTATCCAGCCAATTTGAGCAGCATCAGAACCACTTAATTCATAATTATCTTTTAAGATAATTGGTGAATTTTTAAAAGTAGTTAAGCTTGGCTCAAGAGCGCCAGCCATTCCATTACTTCCTTTTGGAAACATAGAACCATAAACGAATAAACTGTTAGAACCAGCACCAGTTACTAAAGCAGCTGGTAAAGCAGCGCCTTCGTATGCGTGACAAGTTAAAGTATATCCATTATTACCAGCTAAAGCAGTTACTAATAATTTAGTAGTAACTAAGCCAGTAGCGTTATCAGAAACTAAAAGTGTAGCACCAACTCTAATACCAGAACTTGGATTAGGATTAGCACCTGGAGTAATAGTTACTGTAACAGCAGGAAAACCACCACCAGCGTTAGCTACTTGTACAGTATTATACGCAATGTGTAGTCTATTTTGTTCAGACCAAATTACTTGATCAGATGTCATAGGCATTTCAGCGCCTACCATTCTTAAGAAACCACCTAAAGTTCGGTTTCCGTATCTTTCTACTTCAGCTTCATAAAGCTCAGGTAGATATTGTTGTGTCCATTGGTCAAAATTAGCATCCTGAAAGTCAATATAATTGTCTTGTACAGTTACTTTTTTTGGCATAGGAACGATTGATGCAGGAAAAGACCCGCTTACATTAAAAGCCATGTTTTATGTTTTAGTTGTTGTTTTTGTTTTTTACTTTAAATTTCAACTTAGAACTATCTGCGCCCGTTATTGCTCTTACTTTTAATCCATTAATAAAAACATCTCCATTGGCCTGTGGCCTAGGTTCGTTTGTTATATTTTTAGATTTTGCCATAACATTTTTTAAAGCGTCGGCTTTGCCTTGCTCATAAAAATGATTAGCTATAGTATCGGCGTTATCCGCAGCGTACATAGCTTTGTGATAACCTACAGTATCAACAACTTCACCCTCATTGTTTAAGAACTTCTTAACAAAAGTGTTTAAGTTTGACTGTTTTTCCACAACACTCGATGTATTTTGAACTTTATAATTAAACTTTTTTTCTCCAAGATTAAACTCGAAACCTTCAAATTCATCAGAAAATAAGTTATTTGTTTTTTCTAAAAACTTCTCGTGTCGCTTTTCAGCTACTTGTTGTTCTTTGTTGTATCTATTGAAAAAGTCCATTGCTTTTTGTTGATCTTGAGTTACGCCGGGTCTCAACTTGATTTCGTCGTAGTATTTACTCTTAGTTTCTTCCAAAAAGTTTTTGGCTTTTGCAATTTCTTCTTTAGCGGCTAACCGCTTTAATTTAATTTCTTTTTCATCATCCACATCTTCGTCAAAAGAAAATTTATCTTCTAATAAAAAGTTTATTTCTTCTCTATCTAAATGTGGCTTTGTTTTTGAATAATACTCTTGTAGTAAAGTATCATTATCTACTTTGCTGTAATCAGCATTTAATCTAACATAATCCTCAACAGATCCACCAGTATCTTCCATAAAAGAAATTAATTTTTCGATGTTTTCAGGTAACTTCTTACCTAATACTTTTTCATCTCTTTTTGCTTCTTTTATTTCCTTTTCAAGATCATCAGTTTTTTCTTCTACTACTTCTGTAATAGGAGATTTTATTTCTTCTTTACTCTCAATGGCAGTGGTTTGTTTTTCGTGTGTTTCTCCCACTTTCTCGCCATCTGTGGATCGTTCGCCCACATCCACTTTCTCTGGGCTTGACTCTTGAACGGCATCTTCTGGTTTTTTAGTTAAATCTAATTTGTATTCTTTGTTTTCTATTTTTTTATAAGAAGGCTTTTTTATCTTTAAAGGTTTAGCCTCTTTATCTTGAATTGTTTCTGACATAATATAATATAATAATTAATAATTACAGCTCTGCACCAGGCACGCTGTTTTCTAATGATTTACCAGTGGTAAAATCTATAGAAGGTAAATTCATATCTCTTTGTTGTATCATTTCGCTTTGTTGAGTACCTTCTAATTTAGTTCTTTCATCTTTTCTATCTTCAATAAATTTTTCTCTTGTAGCTATTTCTTGTAAATCCATCTGCTTTAACTGCATGTCATATCCAAACTTAAGCTCCATTAATTGCTTATCTATTTCAGCTTTTTGTTGCATTTCAGAAATATCCATTTGTGATTTAGCTCTCTCAACATTAACGGTTGTTTCTGCAATACCTTGTTGCTTTTGCAATTCTGCTAGTGCAGAGGCTTCAGAAGCTTTTGCATTAGCTTCAGCTTGAGCTTGAATATTAGCTTGTTGATTTCTTTGATCTCTTTCTTGCTTTCTTCTTCTTCGCTCTTTTAGCATTTGATTTGCTAGCTTAATATTTTTAATTTCTCTAAGATCTATAGCATCTTCTAGATCAATACCACCACTTTTTAAAGCTATTTGTATATTTTGTTCTAATTGAGCTTGTTGCTCTTCATCTGGTTCTAGTTCTATAAATATTCCAAAATCATGAAGATTTAAATTACTTATTTCTGATAAAGTAGCTAAATTGTATCTTGATATACTATTTTCTAAAGCTTGTTTTGTAAAAGGAAATTCTAATGAATCACTTATTCTTAAAGAAACGTTTTCAGCAGTTCTTATAGTTAAATAAGACATTGCTTGTTGTAAATGCCTCGTAGCAGTATTAGACGCATTAGCTGCTAGCTTTTGTAAACCTACTAAAGTATCTTTATCTGGAGTTGATCCATCTCTTGCTTCGTTAAGTCCGGTTACGTCTCTTATCATTTGTAAGTAGTACTGATAAGTTTGTATTAGAGTTCCAATTTTATTTCCGCCAGATCCAGTTTGCAATTCTTGTATAGGAACTTTACCTCTGTTAGGATCTCCATCTTGAGTTAACGATCTACCCACGATAGATCCAGTTTGAAAATACATATTTAAAGCTTCGGCAGGATTATAATTAGTTCCATTACCTAAGTCAACTTCTGCTAAACCATCCATATCTAAAAACACACCATCAGGCACCATTCTAGCTAATACTTGTTGAATCTTTAAATGTGTCAACTGTATCATATCAGCAAAACCAGTTACTCTACTAACTATAGATTCAATTCTACCTTTGTACATTCTTGGAGCACATATGTTATAATTCATTTTAACTCTAGTAGTATCAGCAAAAGGTCTAGTCATATTTTCTGCTAACTCCCATTTCAACATCATAGGGTGTCCTAGTATTTTAGCGCCACTATATAGTGTTTCAATAGTTCTTGATACAACTTCAAAATTTTCATTTTCAGGTGGGCTAAAAG